TTATTGATATACTTTAATAATCCTGTTGGTATTGGAGAACATCCACAACATTTGGAAGAAATGGATAAGTATATTGAAAAAATGACTAATGCAAAAGATAAATTGGAAACATTAAATGAGTTTATAAAATATAACCTTAACGATGGCAATTAAGAAAAAAGAAATAAGTTTGGATTCAATTAAATCCAAATTTTCAACAAAAACAAAATATAAACCAGAATCTTTCTATAATTGTGGTGAAGCATTTATGGAAGCTTGTGGATTACCAGGTCCTGTAATGGGGGGTATTAATATGATGTTAGGACACTCAAATGGTTCTAAGACAACAGCAATGATTTTAGCCGCGGCAAATGCTCAAAAAAGGGGTGACTTACCTGTTTTTATTATTACAGAAAAAAAATGGTCTTGGTCACATGCTGTTGAGTTGGGATTACAGGCTGAACAAATGAAAGATGGTACTTGGGATGGAAATTTTCTATTCAACGATAGTTTTGATTATATTGAACAGGCTACTGAATATATAAATGATTTATTAGATGCTCAAGAAAAGGGTGAATTACCCTATAATTTATGTATTTGTTGGGACTCAATTGGTTCAATTCCATGTCAAATGACTTTTGAGGGTAAAGGTGGAAAAATGCACAATGCGGCAGCCCTCGCAGACAAAATCGGAATGGGAATTCATTCGAGAATAACAAAATCAAAAAAAGAGGACTATCCATATTATAATACAATGATTGTAATCAACCAACCCTGGGTTGAATTACCTGATAATCCTTTTGGACAACCAACAATTAAAGCTAAAGGTGGTGAAGCATTATGGTTGGCATCTAGTTTAATATTTTTGTTTGGTAACCAAAAAAGTTCAGGTATTAATCATATTACGGCAACAAAAAATGGTAGAACTGTGACATTTGCTATAAGAACTAAAATATCAGTTTTAAAAAATCATGTCAATGGTATTAGTTACAAGGATGGTAAGATTTTAGCAGTCCCACAAGGTTACATATCAGATTCTAAAGAAGCTTTAGAAAAATATAAAAAAGAATACTCCCAATATTGGAACGCAATACTTAGTGGTACCGGTGAATTAATTTATGATGAAGAAAAAATAGAAATAGATACAACAGAAAATGAGTAGAAAAAAATGTTGATAGGACATTCTTTTACCTAATTTATTGATATTTATAGTATATGTGTAATTGTGAAGAAACAAAGGGGTTCAAAACCCCTTGTTATATAAATTGTAAAGAGTGTAACCGAGTAATCAATTATCGTACCTTAAACACTTATAAAAATGCCACCAAAAGAAGTAAAAACTTTGGTTTGTGTTCGTCATGTTTGAAAAAAGGGGATAGGAATCCATTTTATAACAAAAATCATAGTGAAGAATCTATGATAAAAATGATAGAATCTTCTAACAATAGTGAATGTAGAAAACAATACTATAAAAAAATAAAATCAAAGGAATATAGAGACGAATTAAGTAAAAAGATGAGAGAAAACCCCCCTATGTTAGGTAATTCCTACCTAAAAATATGGATAGAAAAATATGGTGAAGAAAAAGCTAAAGAAATGAATGAGGTTTGTTCATTAAAAAAAGCAACTAAGGGGGAAAAAAACTATTGGTTTGGCAAAACACCACCTTTTGGTTCTGGTAATGGGTGGTCTGGATGGTATAAAGGATGGTATTTTAGAAGTTTGTTAGAACTATCATATATGATAAATGTTATTGAGAAATTTAATATTAAGTGGGAAACTGGAGAATCTGAAAAATATAGAATAAGATTTGAACACAAAAATCGTAAAAAAAATTATTATCCTGATTTCGTATTAGAAAATAAGTATATAATTGAATGTAAACCGAAAAAACTATGGAATACTTCATTAGTCGAGGATAAGAAAAAAGCTGCAGAAATATTTTGTGAGGAAAATAATTTTATTTACAAATTGAGAGAAGTCCCCAAGCTTTCTGACAAAGAAATTTTATTTCACTATAATTGTGGCAATATTGTTTGGATTCAACGATACCAAAAAAAATTTGAAGAAAGAATTGAAAAAAATTTATTATGAATAAATTAAAAGTTATATCACTATTTTCAGGTTATGGGACACAGGAATTGGCACTAAAATACATTGGTGTTGATTTTGAGAATGTTGCTAATTGTGACATCCTTAAAACCGCGAATATTGCTTACAATTCATTACACGAAACTACGTTGGGTAATTTAGGAGATGTATCAAAAGTAAATGAAGATACATTCCCCCAATGTGATTTATTAACATATTCATTCCCTTGTCAAGATATATCAATATCAGGAGTACAAAAGGGGATTCAAAAGGGTACAAGAAGTGGTTTATTATATGAAGTTGAAAGAATCTTGTTGAAGAATCAACCAAAGTTTCTTTTAATGGAAAATGTTAAAAACTTGGTATCAGAAAACCATATTAAGAACTTTAAAGACCATATTTTATTCTTGAATCTTTTGAGATATGGATGTGCGTGGAGAGTATTAAATGGTGCTGATTATGGTTGTCCACAGAATAGAGAAAGGGTGTTTATGATGTCAGTTTATGGGATGTCGAATGATGAAGTTGGTAAGATTATGGATGGTGTTGAAAAACACAGAAAAGAAAGAGTACCAATGAAACCATTCATTGAAAATGACATTGTGGAGAACTTATTTATTCAATGTGAGGTTACACCTAATGAACCCAAAAAGAATAGCGTGTGCAAGCTAATAGGTAGGAGAAATGATGTTAAGTATGACCAAGCAAGACGTATATATTCTATTGAAGGATGCTCACCTTGTTTAACTACAACTGGTTCACCACAGATTATGACTGAAGATGGTAAAATAAGAACTATTACAGCAAGAGAGGGTTATAGATTTATGGGGGTTAAAGAATATGATATTGATAAATTATTATCAACAAGTTTAACTACTAACAATCATATCGCTTTGGCCGGTAATTCAATCTGTATCCCTGTTATGGAAGCTATATTTAGTGAATTTTTGGTTGAATATATTACATCAGAGTCCCAAAAAGAAGAAAACAATTTAGTTAACCCCTTAAATTAAAAAAGTGATTAAAACATTATTAATTGATGGTAACAACCTCTTGAAAATAGGTTTTCATGGAGTTAAGGAATATTTTCACAATGGAAAACATATTGGGGGTATTTGGCATTTCTTAAACACATTAAGAAGATTTATTGAGGAACAGAACTTTGATAAAGTTATTGTATTTTGGGATGGAGAAAATAGTTCAAGTGCTAGAAAATTGATATATCCCCAATACAAAGAAAATAGAAATAAAGTACCTGATGAACCAAAAGATGAATCATTTAGAGAACAAAAACAACGTGTAAAACAATATTTGGAAGAAATGTTTGTTAGACAAGTTGATATTGAAAACAATGAAGCTGATGATTTAATTGCATATTATTGTCAATTAGCAAAAAACGAATCAATTGTTATATTTTCAGGTGATTTAGATTTAACACAATTGATTTCTGAAAACACTTCAATATATTCTCCAAGAAGCAAAGAAACATATAAAAATGGGGATAAGATTAAATTAAAAGAACATTCAATACCACATAACAATATTTTAACATATAAGATTTTATGTGGGGATAAATCTGACAATATTGATGGGATTTACTATTTGGGTGATAAAACACTATTTAAACTATTTCCTGAATTATTAGAGAACCATTTGTCTGTTAAAGATGTTTTGGACAAGGCTGAAGAGTTATTAAAGAATGATAAAGATAATTCAGCATTGAAGAATTTATTAACAGGGAAAACAAAAAGTGGAATTTACGGTGAAGAATACTTTGAAATTAATGAAAAAATAGTTAATCTTGCTAATCCAATGATTAATGAAGAGGGTAAAAATACTGTTGAATTATATTACAAAGAAACATTAGACCCAGAAGGTAGAGGACATAGGAACTTGATAAAAATGTTAATGGAAGATGGGCTCTTTAAATACCTACCAAAAGGGGATGATGCTTGGGTAAATTTTATAAAACCATTTTTAAAACTAACAAGAAAAGAAAAACAAAATTTTAAAACAAAAAAGTAAAAAATTATGAAAGAACAGAATGATGTAACCAAACTAGAATTTTTGATGATGGTAAATGATAATATTATCGTTCAAAGATTTTTCAATGTTAAAGATTTTAATTCTAATGCTAAAAATTCTATTGATTTTTATGAGTATATGAATGAAATGATTGAGGGGTTAAATTATCAATTAAAAATGAAGGCAGTTACTTATCTTTTGGAAAATCAATATGATATTACAAACAATCCAAACATTCTTAACACTTCTTATGTTGATGGTCCAGAATATTTTAACATTTATTTAAAACAAGGTGAAAAATTGTTGTGTCATAGAAGATTTGATGCTAAAATTTATCCACCAAAGATTAGATATACTGTTGATATTAGACAAACAATC